CGATAGTTTTCAAAAGGAAGTTTCTATTACTAATATGTTTAATGATTGATTCGAGATATGCTACAATCTCTTCTTGTAGACCGATCTTTAGCGACAACTTAATAACGTCGACATCGGCTTCGAGATATGATGGCACGTCCGCGCGAAGAATCTTGAGTGGCTGTGGCTTCCAACCGTGCTCTTTGAGTTCTTCATCGTCAAGTTCTCCGCGGTACCATTCGCCCTTGCGTTTATAGAGAACTTTGTATTCAGCCTTGAGCTTCTTTAGCTTTAGACCTTCTTCTACATACCATCTGAAGTATTTATTGTGAAGCTTCGGGATGTCTGTAGTCGACTTTGAGATGTTCGCTTGATCGATCTCACCATCTTTACCCCACTCCTTGAACAACGTTTCGATATCCATCATCTTCTCCTTCACAGCTTTTCATCAATAATATCACAGGTAATGGAAAATGTCAACTGTTGATTCGGTTCACTGTATGTCCGTTGTGTTCGAATGTGATATCACAGGTAACGTAGTTGATACTTGATTGAGTTGTATCAAATCGAATTTCACTGAGGGATATTGGAAACACATCTTTAAGAGTAACTTCTAAAGCAGGATTCTGACGACTATTTAGAACAACTAGAGAAGCGTCTGAGTACAAACCATATTCACTCGCCTTTAGATCTGCGAACTGCGAATACGATTCATTCTTTGTAAGTGCAACCATCCAGTTATATATCTCATTGTATGATTCCATATATTCATCTACACGTATGGTAATAGAAAATGACTCATGATTGAGTTTATCACCAGCTGATTTAAGAGTTTTAAACGGAGTTGCAGTTGGAGTGAATCCCATGTTAATACCTGGAATACTCGCAGACTGTACATAGAACGAAACGTTTGGCAGTCTTTTGACTATGAATCTAAACCCAGTAGGAGAAAGAAAATTCTGTTGCATGAATTACCTCAGTTAATGCCTACTATATTTATAGTACAAACGAAAATGGGAGCCCGAAGGCTCCCAGTTCTGGTAGGTTATCCCTACTCTTTTTATTAGAGAATGTTGGTAACACGAACGCGGCGGTAGTACTTGTTCGAGTTAGCGGTGAGACCGGAGTCACCATCGCCGTCAACCCACTTGGTTGAACCTTTTGCGAATGGGTTAGCAACCATGCCGTAGCGGGTTTTGAAGCCGATTTTAGCCTGGAAGCTGTTCTCACCGACTGCGCGTACCATCTGTAGTGGAACATATGGGCAGTAGAACATACCAGCGTCGAAAGGTGAAGAACCTTTGTAACCAACGACCATGTAGTTTGCACCAGCATATGGGTCGATGTATACACGGAAGCGACCGTTAAGAACACCAGCGAAGGTGTTGCCAGTGTCGTCTACGTTAAGAGCGTTGCTGTTAAGAGCTGGGGTGTAGTCAAGGATACCAGCCATTTGAAGAGCAGATGCAACATCTGACGAGCAGATGATGATGTTACCCTTACCACGACGGGTGTCTTTTGCGAGCTGGTTAGCTTCGCGCTCGATCTGGAACATAAGACCCTTGAACTTCTCAACTGACCAGCGGCCATTTGCGTCAACGTCAAGGTCGAAGATACCAGCGGTAGCGGTACCAGTTTGTGCACCGGTGACTGCAGTGTTGTAGACTGTGCGAACAACTTCACGGTTGATTTCTGCAAGAAGCTCAGCCTGAAGCATGTTTGCAAGTTCAGTCTCAGCGTCAAGACCGTGAATTGCTTTCAAGTCTTGTGCAAGTTCACTGGTGTATTCTGCTTTAAGCGCGCGACTCTTAGCAGTAACCGAAACCTTCGAGATGTCGAATGACATTTGTGCGAAGTCAGTACCTGCACCGTCGCCAAGAGCTTCAGCAGCTGAGGTTGACATACCAGTACCGGTGTTTGCAGTAGCTGCGTTACCAGTTGAACCAGCCATTGTGCCGGTGCCTGAGAAGTCAGTGTCAGCTTCACCGTAGAAAGCTTCTGCGGTTGCAGCAGTGGTGTTAGCGTAGTTCGAACGCATCGCGAAGATCAAGCCGGTTGGGCCAGTCATTGGCTGAACGCCAGCGATATCGTATGCGATCAAGTTAGGCATTGCACGACGAACAAGGCTAATAAGCACTGGATCGTAGTTTGCAGCAACGCCAGTGTTGTTTACTGGGGTTTCTGTTAGGAAAGAACCGGAACCAAATGTCTGACCTTCCTTGATAGCGACTTCGGTGTTCTCGAGAAGCTGAGCAGTAACAGCTTTACGATGCGCATCCTTGATCGATGGAAGAGCAGTGTGCTCAAGCACAGGGCCCCACTTCTTCAATAGTTCTTCGTTTCTCATTTTTTATGATCTCCTTTGATGGATTTAATCTAGTATATTTATATAAATTAAGATTTACTAAATTTGTTTAGCGATGCGACATAAGCCGAAACCGAAGGATCGAGCGTAGGAGCTTTTACTTCTTCTACTTCTTCCTCAAGGACTTCTGCTTGATCTTCTGCACGAACAACTTGCTCAGTGAAGTATGATTCTTTGATTGTCTCAAGCTTCTTTGCAAAGTCATCAACTGACTCGTAAGAAACACCTTCAGCTAGAACTTTAAAACGCTCTGCGTCAGTAGCTACCATACCTTCGGTGAAGTGTGAGAGAGCAGCATTCTTCTGAAGCTCTTCCTTCTCTGCACGTTCTGCAAGAAGCTCTTCAAATAGTGCGTTGTACTTAGCGGTTGACTCAGCGACTTGCTCTTCCATTGCAGCAATTGCTTCAAGCTCTTCGTCTTCAATCTCAATGTTGTGGTCTTCAACAAGCGACTTAAGACCAGCAAGAATTGATTCAGCAACTTCAACCTTATAACCAGACTCAAGAGCGACTTCGTTTTCTTTCATCCAGTTCTCAACTACGTAGTCAAGATATGAATCAACTTTGTCGGTAAGGTCTTCTACAATAGCTTCAACCTGCTCGTTAAGATCAGCTTCAAACTGCTCTTCGAGTTCTGCACGAACTGCTTCAGCTTTCTCATGAAGAGCAGCTTCAAAAATCGTGGTTGTCTTGGTCTTGAAGTCTTCAGAAAGATCTGCATCACCGAAGATAGCCGCGATCATTTCATGAAGGCCAGCGTTGTTGCTACCCTGTGGGGTTTTCACGTGCTTTTCAACGTTGTCTGCAGTTGCAGTTGAGTCAGATTTGAAAGCATCTGCACGGCGCTTCTTTACTGCACCGCCAGCTGGTGTAACTGGATCGGTTGACATTGAGTCTTCGCCAGTTGCTTTTGCTTCTTCTAACCCTTTGTCTAGATTTACATCCATTTAAGGTTCTCCTTTGTGATGATTCAAATAATCAATATTATTTATAATATTTCAAACTTGGTTTAATTACATGCTCTTTAAGAACTTTTCGAACATCTTTAAAGCAGCGGCTTCGTCGATCTGCTTCGATTTTTTTACTTCTTCTTCAATTTGATCAAAGGTATTAGCCACTGTCCATGAAGAAGCCGCAACGTCGTAGATCCACTCTACACCTTCCATGATACCTTTTACAAAAGCATCTGGTGCTGATGGATCTGCGACAATATCACCTGCTGTCGCAAGCATAAAGTCATTTTGTACTTCCATGATACCCTTTTCATTTGGCTTCACGGATCCCATTCCACGGGAAGAAATTCCTAATTGCGCACCACTATCGATGAGGCCTTTTACGACGTCACCCATAGGGGTTTTAGTAATTTTAGCTCTACCTACAACGTTTGAACCATCGGCCTTTAACTCTGTGAATAGATGCGAAACTCTGTCTAGGTTAATCGTTGGTCCTTGGGGATGACCAAGTTCACCAAATGCACGATTCTTTGATACGTAGTTTTCGTTGTAACGGTTTAATTCGCGCATCAAAACGTTTGATGGGTAAATGCGACCATTCCGGTTTTTGATATCACCTTGCATGATGATACCTTCGATATAGTAGTTCTTTTCGCCCTTTTCAGTAGCTTCAGTGATATACTGAACTTCTTCGACGATATCTTTAATGAGTAAGGCCATATTAATCTCCTTTTCTTTATTTATAAGCTAATGGAGTAGCCCAAACAGTAGTGTTCGCTGAGAGCTTATCTGTATGAAGTTTTTCCATAATTTCAACAAACCCAGCTGGAATCGTCATAGTTCCAACGGTATCACCGGCGGCGTTAGCATAAGTAACGAGAGCGGTAGTTGGTGCGAAAACCCGCACCAACGTTGAGTTATTTACTGTATTCGCTGTTGAGATGTTGACTTGTTGACCGGTCAACTTTAAGATGATATCAACCATTAGACGTTCTCCGCGAAGCTAAGGATCTCTTGGAATCCTTTCTTGCCTGACATCATACGCTCTTCCATCTTTGACTTGTTAGCGCTATTGAGTTGGCTAAACAAACCGTTAAGAGCATCGACTGATTCACGAGTAAGTGTAACTGAAGAACCATCCTTAAGTTTCATCGCACCAACTTTAAAAGCTTCGTCGATTTGCTCGACTTCTTCTTTTTGAGTGCGCATGACATATCCAGGTACTTTTTTCTTTTTCATAAGGCTATGGATAGCGTCATGACTTCCAGTGAACTTATGAATGGTAGCCCCGTCATCATCTTTATGCTGTGACATTTTGACGCCATGCTCATCTGCATGTTTTTTCCAATTGGCCATATTTTTATCAGTAGGATTACCAGTAAAGTGAGGCAGCAAATGGACAGTGGCTTCATAGATTTCAACTTCTTCTTTTGCAAGCTTGTCTGCAGCTTTTTGAATTCCCGTCATTCTGCTCATGGCTTTATTAAAGTGCTTTGGTCTGTTTTCATTTTTGAAATCCATACCTTTCACACCTTGATCCATTGCGTCAGGGGTTGCTTTCTTAATGTAAGAAGCAAGCGTCGATTTCTTGAGTTCATCGAGTTCAACAGACTCATTACGGTTGTAGACATATACATCGTGATGGGCTGCATCTGCTTTTTGAATGCGCTGATGAGAATGACCACCCGATTTTCCTGAAACGTCACTATTTACGCGCTTGCCGTCTTTGTATTTCGCACTAGGCGCATCCTTAGAATACTTATGTGCGTTAGGATTGTCTTTACCCAAACGACCTTGTAGTACAACACGCTTACCAGTGCCTTTTACTGACTTTTTAAGGTCGGCTAATCTTTTTTCAGATTCGGCATCGCCCGGTTTGTGAGTAAATTGATATGAGTCGCTCTTACGAGCTTCATCGAGTTCAGCTTCTTCTTTAGTAAGACTAGTTACTGCGCGAGCAATACCGGCTTTACGATTTCTTCTCATTCTGCTAAGACCCTTATATTCAGGATCCTGAGTACTGCCACTAGTAATATCACGCTGAATATGAGTAAGATCATCTGCTGATCTCTTCACATATGAACCAAGAGTTGATTTGTTGAGTTCATCAATCTGCTCAGCTTCTTCTTTGCGAAGAGCCTTACCAATCGCCTTACGACGAGCGTGTAGGTACTTGTCAGACTTATCGACATCGCCATCGTTATCGATATCAGCGTCTGCTTTACCGACAGGGTCCATCGCTTCTTTCTTCATGATCGACTTAGCGATCTCATGTCCTTTGGTGATAGTCGACTTCTTCAAAGGAGGAGTGTCACCTGCTTTTTTCATAGCAGCAGACATGCCAATTGCATACGCGTTATCAACCTTTTCGTCGAGATCAACTTCTTCGCTCATCTTATTTGCTGCAGCAGTCATACCCTTGCCGCGCTTAGTGAAG